AGAAGATCAACTAATCCTATAATATCGCCAATTAGACTAAATGGATTCATCAGGTATTTCAACCCAATGAGACCAAGCATTATCTTACCAATGCCAGATACTTTAGTAAAAAAGTCTCCTTGAGGATCGACTAAATCAGAAAATCCGTCTAATGTAGTTCCGACAAGCGTTGACGCCCATCCAAATAATTTTTCAAAGACAAACTTTGCCTTATCTACAAACTCGGCTAGTTTCTTTCTATTCTCTTTATCACCAACCCATTTTAATACTTCACTTGTTATTGCAAGAAGACCAATTTTAAGTAAAAATGATCCAATTGGTGCTAAAAATTTTTCTACCCAACTAAGTCCACCCTTAGCAAGTCGCTTTGCCTTACTGCCTATTTTAGGTTTGCTTGACTTTTTCCCAAACTTCTTAGTTTCTGCTGCATCTTCTGCGGCAGCATCTTTTTCTAATCTATCTCTACGGCGCTGTCTTTGTTCTTCACTTTTATCATTTTTGAGGTTTAATGAATTTATTTTTGTTAAGTCTACTAAAAGATTACCGACACCTTCTACTGTCGATCCTATCCTATTAATAGCAAGATTCTGTTTCCGAGCAGCAGAAACTGCTGGAGACGAACTATTAGATAATCCAGGATTTACAAATTTATATGTCTGTAATTTTGTTTTAACCACTAGATAAACTTTTCTCCTTCATTCTACGTTCCTCTTCTTTTAAGAAATCTATTAACATACTCACATAAATTTCCTTTTCCCATGGCATAAGGTTATCAAGATGTTGAATATCCCACTTATGATGGTGCATAAGGGCAAAATTGCCCTCATAGTAAGAACGAAGATTTACATGAAGGAGTGCTACTCGAAAAAAGACGCCAAACCTTCAATAACAATCTCGTTTTCCACCCCAGTATTAGGGTTGGTCACCTTAAGTGTATGAGACAGTTTAGGCATAGTTTCAAAGAATTTTTGAATTTCTCCAAACTGCTTACTATTCAACTGATCAAAAAATTCCAAAAGTTCTTTTTTGGGAACAGTAGAACAATCATAAACCTGATTTTCATCAGAAATTGATTCAACACAACTTGCTGCCATCTGAAAAATTTGATCGACCTGATTATCACTTTCACCAAAATTCATTGAAACGAATGATTCAAGATTTGGATATGTCATTGAAATAGCAACATCACTAGAAAGTTTAATATCTTTCTTATGACCTCTAGTTTTTACCACCTTAATTTCATCAAGGGGGATGGTAACTTTAACTTCCGTTTCATCATCATCAGGACATGTTACATTTACCTCAACAGATTCACCAACAGATTTTGTTCTAATTTGTAAGAACAAATATTCAATATCAAATGTTGCTAATTTATCAACATCTGTAATATCAGTACAACTTTTAATGATATCTTTAACTGCGACAACAATTTCAGATTCATTACCAGTTTCAGTGGCAAGGAGAAGTAGTTTTTCTTCTTTAACTAAAAATGGTCTAAAATTAACAGTTCTATTATCAGAAGGTAACTTCAGTTTGTACTTAGGTACATTTAACTTAGGTAATGCCATAAAAATTCACATCAGCATTTTTATTTATATGTTAAGCAAAACCCTGATCTATAGAGTTAAATACTTGACCAGAATATAACGTTTGATTTCTGTCTGTTGTTTCATCAACACCACCTTTACCTTGTGATCGTCTAGTAAATCCTCGGAGCATTCCAGGATCATCAAACTTATCCTCAGAATAGAATTTATATCTCTCGTAGTAAAATCCAATTGGTAAGGACATTAATTTTGCTGAAGAATTATTTAATTGAACAGATCCAATATTATATGGGAATACATTCTCGAGTTTCCAACAAGCAGTTAGTGCATATTTTCTAGCAGTAAGATGAGAAATACCTTTAAGTCCACCATCTCTCAAAGTTCTCAGAAATTTTGGATCTGTATTTGCAAAATCTCCACCACCTCTCTCCCACTTGTAAATATAGAGTTGTGGACAAACATAATCATTGTAATATCTTGTATATTGCTCACTATCAGTTGCCATCAATTGTGTCCATCTTTCAAAGAAAGTTCTCGTATATTGAGAACGAGGCATTAAAAAACTAATATTAATTTGACTAAAAGCAGTGTTAGTCGCATATTTGAAGGGAGAACCAACAATAGATGCTTGACCAGTAGTTATCTGCTTACTCGGAAGATTTACATTATCCGCATAATAATCTAGCAACCAATTTAAATCTGTGGACTCAACCTGCATCTTGCCAGATTTTACAGAACCAGATCCCCTAATCATCATGGGTGGTGTAGAAAATCGTACCGAATATAAATTGGTAAAACTTTGACCAGTTTTATTTTTTTTAGTTAGAGATAAAAACTCCTGAAAGGAGTTATATCTCGCATTTTCTTCTCTTGGGATTGCCATTAGATTTTAAGTTCTTTTTCTGTAATTAACATAAACTCCCAACCATTATCTAAACAAAACTCAGTTGCTGCTTTCCACTTTGCTTGATTGATACTCCAAGTAACAACCTCATTAATATATCTCTTAGTATTTCGTTTTTGAGTTTTTGGTTCTTTTGTTTGTTTAAATGGTTTCACTTCGACCAGATATTTTTTCCTCGCAATTTTTACATAAAAATCTGGAAAATATCTATGTCGTCTTCCATCAACAGGTGATGTATAAGGAATAATAATCTCTTCACTACCCCATTCTTCTATAGAAGGAGTAATATCACACCATTTCATAAATTTATACTCCCATGAGGAGCGATATATCACATTACTCGCATCACCTTTGTATTTCCTAGGAAAGGAAACACGATATTTTCCTTGATATCTCATAAATACATGAAGGTCACATAATATTTAGGTTGTTATTTTGGCAAGAAAGGACAAACTTTTTAAAAAATCTATCTATAGGTATCCTCTGACGCCACCTTCTGATGGTAACCGTCTGGAGGATAATCCTACACAGACAGTTGATTATGTGATGTTTGAGAGAAATAGAATCGTCTATGATGATACTAACCAAAAAGCATATTATGGATTAAATACTTCATCCAATGACGTTAAGAGAAAAGCAAATCGATCTCGGGTATACATTGCCATGCCCAAGGGCATTGCGACCTCATATACTCCAACTTATCGTCAGGTTGATCTGGGAGTAGCAGGTATGGCACTTGCCTCTGGAATGTCTGATTTTTCAACAGAAGGAATTGCTGCAACTCTACAAGAAGCAGCAAAGGCTGCACTTCCTGAATTTCAATTGGGTGCTTTGGCGCAACTTGCACAAGGTGGCGCTCAAGCATTGGGATTGGCGGGTCAAGCAGATGCTAATACTCTGCTCCAATTAACAAAAGGAAAGGTCTTCAATCCTTATACAGAGCAGATGTTTAGTAATGTGCAGTTCAGAACACACGCATTCAATTTTAAAATGTTTGCTCGTAATGAAGACGAGTCAATAGAAATTGCCCATATTATTAAATACTTGAAGCAAGGTGCCTTACCCTCATATGGAGAGGATGATGAGGGCAAACAATCTAAAAGATTTTTTGAAGTACCTGATAAATTTGATATTAAATTTGTTCGTATGGATCCTTCTGGAAGAATGAAAAGTGTTTCCGAGGACTTACATTTTAAAATTCACACTTCAGTTTGCACTGGTGTTGATGTAAATTACACTCCAGATGGTCAATATAATGCAGTTAAAAATAGTACTTTAGGAGTTGGATCGGATACACCGCTACAGGTTCCTGCAGTTACAGTAAATTGCAAATTCACCGAAACTAAATTTGTAACACAATCAGAGATTAAAGAAGGGTTTTAAAAATGGCAGGTTATTTCTCATATTTTCCAAATGTTTATATTGCCGAAGGCGTCAAAGATGACGAGGCATTTAAGTTTCGATTGACAAAAAATCTGTTCAGAAGACTTACGGTACGTGATGACTTAAATCAATACGTCACATTATTTGAAGCGTACTCAATTGAACCTGGAGAAACACCAAGTAATCTCGCAAATAAACTATATGGAGATACTTTCTTAGATTGGACAATTCTTTTAATTAATGATATTACTGACGTATATGAGCAGTGGCCTAAAGAGTCTGAGCACTTAGAAAGTTACGTTGCCGAAAAATATGCAGGTAATGTTGATTCTATTCATCATTGGGAGACAAATGAACAAATTATGAGTGACGGAACAGTTTTTATAAAACAGGGTATTGAAGTTACAGAAAGTTTTAGATCTGATATTCCTAATGAAGGAGTAAGAACAAAAGAAGAATCAATTTATCCTGTTACAAATTACGAGTATGAATATTTTTTAAATGAACAAAAAAGGCAAATTCAAATTCCTACGGGAAATGTGATAGATCTTATGACTGATCAATTTGAAGATTTGATGGCATATGAACCTCATGCTGAACTAGATGAGACAAACAATAAGAAAACTCCAATGAATAGTGTAATAAGATTCTTAAATACTATTGGTTCTCCTACTTATGGATCAAGAAGAACCTTCTCAAGAGATGATAGATCAACCGCCACTTTCGATAATGGACCAACAGCATCTTCAGTTGCATCAGTTGGGGTAGCAGGTTCCTCTATTTCTGTTGTCAGCACCAGCAGCGGTGGTACTACATCTTCAAGCAGCAGCAGCAGTAGTAGTAGCAGTAGCAGTTCTTCTTCAAGCAGCAGCTCTAGTAGTAGTTCTAGTAGCAGCAGTTCTAGTAGTGGCAGTTCTAGTGGTTATGGATACTGATCCCAACGAAGATTATATAACTATAGACATAACAAAAGACGGACTTGCACTTATGTACAGGTCCGTCTGTTTTCATTTGGATAAATGGCCTGGTGGCGATTCTTATGAGCAACAAGGACTCATGTTAATGAAAGATAACTTATTTCGTCTTATGTTAGAGAGTCAATTTAGAAAACCTTAGAAACCCAAAAATTGGCGGAGATTTTTTCCGCCGTTTCAGGGAATCAAAAGTCGAATTTCGTTTTGGTCAATGTATCTCAATGTTTAGGAAGGGAACTCTTGGGTGTCGGTGATACCTATACTCATGATGTCCCCTGTGATGATTGCCATGCTTTCTATGAGGATGGTAATGATATGATCCATCTCCATGCCAATGATAGTGGCGATGTCTCGGAGGGTGATGGTAATGTTTTTCAATATACAAATCTTGATATGCTCTTCGATTTGACCTATCACCAATGCTTTCATGGTGTGCTAGTGCAGGTGAAGCACTAGCGATAAGCATTAGAGTAGAAAGTATAGCAACTCTCATCAATCATCCTCAGCAAGTTTAGCGAAGTAAGACAGAGTGTCATCTTCGTCAGCAACAGGAGAGGCAGCGACTGCTTTTTGGCGGAAGTCAGAAACTTCTTTGCCCCAGTTTTCTACTGGTTCAGGTTTGGCAAACACTTCCTCTTCATCCTCACGAATGGTAGGAGCAGATGCAGTCGAAGTCTTACCGAGAACCAGACTCAAGCGTGCTTGTAGTTGCTCGTAGGACTTGAAGTTCTTAGTGGCTTCAAA